TCAATCGCGCCGCCCCGGTCGTTGGGCACCACCAGCTTGCTGATGGCGTCGAGCTTCTTGAACGTGAACTCCATGTCCAGGTCGCGCGCGTCGAACACGAGCTGGAAGTCATACTCGCCCGCGATGTCCGCCGCCGTGGTGGGAAAGCCTTCCAAGCCCCCGCCAATGCGTTGCAATTCCTCGTCGGTCAAATACTGCTGGGCCAACTGCAACGTCTGCGTGCAAACCTCCTCCTCGGCGGCGAGGAAGTTCTCGACCGCCTGCTGAAGCCGCGCCTGCCACTTGGCCGGCACCACTTCGGGATGCGGCAGGCCCCAGTAATCCGCCGCCCGCCGCAGCACCATGGCAATGACTTCAAACGCCAGCCTGGGATTGCCCGTGGGTGGTTCCAAATACTCCAGCGCCTTGGTGCCGTTGAGCGTTTTCTCCACCTTGACGCCCGGGCCGATGCGATACTTCTGGCCGAATTTGTTGGCCGGCACCAGCAGGGTGGGATTCACCTCCAGCGTGGACCGGTCGGCCAGCATGTCGCATTGCGTCTTGACCTCATCCTGCCACGTCGCCGCGACCTCGGGCACCCCGCGCGAATCCACGAGCCGGCGGCTAACCCGCTCCTGCTGCACCTCGACAAACGGGTATTTGCCATGGGCGTAGCCGCAAGGGCCGTGCTTGGCATAGATGCGGTTGCCCTGGTCATTCTTCGTGGCATTGGGGCAGAAGATCGTGCAGCACACTTCGGGCACATCCTCGGTGTCCACGCTGCGCACGTAGGCCCACACCACTTCCACCAAATCCTCCTTGGTGTCGGTGCGCGTGGCGTTGGTGTATTGGTCGCCTTCGTGGATCACATCACCCAACTGGTTGTCCCACGTCATCACCATGCCGCGCGTCTTGAGCGCCGCCTCCACCCACGCCTCATTCCAGCCATCGGTCAGCACGTTCTCGCGCAGCTCCGTCTCGCTCAGGAAGTCCCGCACAAACACCACCCGGGCGCGTTGCATGTCCGTGGTGCTGGCCGGGAAGAAGATGTCTTCGCCCAGCTTGCGCGCCGTCCACTCCGGCCCGTGGTAGGTCACGTAGGGGCGGGGCACCTCGGCGGTGCCGGAAGTGCGCAGCGATCGCACGATCCGCCGGGCCTGGGGCTTGGTCAACGTGCCAAGCAACCGCAACGCCGCATCCACCGCCGCGTCTTCGAGCGTCGGGTCGAGCACCATCTGCACCAGCGCCGGGCCGTCCGGGAATTCATCAGCCAACTGCCGCAGGTTGACCGTGGTGCGCGTGTAGCTGACGCGCCGCTCCCAGCACACTTGCCAGACCGCCAGGCCGTAGGCCAGCATCAGGTTGGCCACCAGCTCGCGCTCGCGGCCCAGCTCCCGCCGGCGTTGCTGCCGGAAATGGTTCACGAGCTTGGCCACCTGCGCGGCCTTGGCTTCGTCCGCGGCTTTGGCGGGAATGGCTTTGACCTGCGCCCGGGCTCCGGCGGTGGTCAACACACTGGCCAGGTCTTTGATGATGCCATCCACGAGCGGCACGCGGGTGTCCGCCGCGTTGTCCCACGGCAGGCAGGCATCCCCGAGCAGCTCGCGTTTCTTGCGACCCGACGGGTGCTGGCCAACCCAGCGCATGAACCGCGTGCGGTCGCCCTGGTTGGCGCGCCATTGCCAGTTAGTGTAACCGCCGGCCTTCTCGAACTCCTGCAACAGCAGGTCGAGATCAGGCTCGCGGGTGGTCTGGAGAAGCTTGTCCTCCGTCGAGTCGTATGCAGCAGTCATCAGGCGTTCAGAGTCAACGCCCAGCCAGCGCACGACGGAGTGCGTGCCGGGACTCAAGCACAATTCAATCGGTCAGTCAAGGTTACGTGTTACACGTAACACCTTTCCCGTGCCGGGTTGAGCCACTCCAAATTTTGCATGGCCATGTAGCCCAGCAAATCCGCAAAGTCCTTGTTCGGTTCCTTCTCGCCCGCATCCGGGCCGGGCCAGTGGTTGAAACACGCGATCACCTGCTCCGCCCGCTCGCTCACGAACAGCGACGGCGCGTTGGCCACCATGTCCAGCTTGGCGTCCTCGTGCCAGAACAGCAGCTTGTTCACCTCGCCAATCCGGGTGCGCACGTCCGTCCCGCTGGCCGGCAGAAACTCCATGCCCGGGTCGTCTTCCCCGCCCGGTTCCGCGAGCTGGTCAATCAAGCACGTCCCGCCATGCACCTCCGCGTGGGGATTCCGCCCCGCCCGCGGGTCAATAAACCGCGCCGCCACGTCCAAGCCCAGCTCGGCCTCGATGGCCCGCCACGTCTGCCGCAACTGCGTGGTGCCCAGCCCCAGCGAGTTCTGCGCCGGGCCGGCCTTGTAGAGCTTTCCGGGGGAATCCCCGCTCCCCTCCAGGTTGGGCACCGCCCATTCGCCATAGGTCGCCGCATCCGGCCAGTCCGCCACGATGTAGAACCGCCCGTCCGCCGCCACGCGCACCCACAGCGTCGCCCAGTTGCGCGCCCCGGCCGGGTCGGTGAACTGGTAGTCCGTGCCGGCGGGAATGCGCTCGGGCTTGATGACATTCCACTCGCCAAACTTGGGGAAGGGACGCCCCACTGTGTCGCGCGTGTAGCCGTAGGCGATGCGTTGAATGTATTCGGCCGACCGCGGCTTGCCGTCCTTGCCCCGGCAATCGTCCTTCACCGCGTCGTAGAACGTCCGCTGACCGTCGCCGAAGCGGTTGAACTCGGAGAAGAAGTAAATCACGCGCGCCCGCGTGGTGGCCGCCCGCTGCACGTAGGGCATGTGACCCTCTGGCAAGCCCGGCACGTTCACGCGCCCCGCCAGCAGCTCGGCATAACGCGATTCCAACGTCTGCGGTGCGTCGCCCACCGCTTCCTTAATGGTGGCCGTCATGCCGTTGATGGGCGTGAAGGACCAGATCAGTTGCGCCTGTTGAAAGCGCAAGCGCCGTTGCAGCATCAGCCACCAGTTCACCCGCAGGTTCTCATCCGCCCACACCGCCGGGATGGTCCGCCCCGACAAACCGAACATCTGGCCTTCCATGTCCGCCGGGTCTTGCTGGTAGGTCTTGAACATGAACTTCGTGCCGCCCGGCAGCGCCAGCAGTTGGTCCGAGAAGCCGTGATGGCTCGAATACTTGATGTAGAACTTCTTGCTCTGCTTGCCGTTGAGCGCCTTGAACTCGTTGGGCAGGTAGTGCCACAGGATTTGCTGCTGGGTCTCGATGCTGCTCTCAAAGTTCTCCGCCAGGCACAGGAACTTGCTGCCGGGATTGCGCACCGCGCTTTCAATCAAGCGCCGCCCGGCGTAGCGCGATTTGCCCGAGCGGTTGCCCCCGAGCAGGATCAGGAAGAGCACGCGCCCGGCGGCATCGTGGTCCGCCAGCAGGCGGTCGGCATCCGCCCAATGCGGCGGCTCCGGCTCGCAATGGAACGGGTCGGACTTGGCCGCGAGAATGGCGTTCTCGCGCGTGGCATAAATGTCCGCCAACCGCTCCGCGCCGCCCGGGCGGCTCAGGATCAAGCGCATCTCCTCCGGCGTTGGCACCGGAAAGAGCGGGTGGGAGGTCCAATTTAGGCCGTTCATATTGCAATGGCTGGTCGGTGCCTGAGTTTTATTGTCGCATTTTTGTTCAGCTCACAATGCGCTCACTAAGCCATGCATCTATTTTGGCTATTTCGGTTTCAAGCTCTTCGGCAGCTCTTGCTTTCAGTTCCCTCTCGATTTGCGGCAAGGTGCGATGCAGCCACGCTGCATCATTGCTGAGATATGGCTCATATACCGAGGCCCTATTTACATCAATCAGCCCGACCGTGGTTTCTACATCCGGCGACTTAAAGCAGCGCAGGATTTCTTCGATGCGCCTCTTCGTTTCAATTTTCTCGCTAATTTGCAAAAGGATGGATGGATTTATCATAAGAATGGATTCCGTAATCTAGTTGGCCTTTGTGGTGGCTGATTAAATTTCTCACTCAATCCTCCTCATCATCCGGCCGGCCCACCGACGCCGCCCCGCTCACGCGGCCGGTGCCGCCACAGAAGTCATGGAAGGTCATGCTCTCCTTCTCAAAGACCATCGCCACATCCATCTCCGCCGGGCCGTTGCGCTGCTTGGCAATGCGCAGGTTGGTGGGCCGGAATCCCGGCTCGCGCCGCTCGCGGTAATCCGTCCACGCCTGCCACATGCGCGCCCCTTCTTCTGTGGACTGGCTCGGCTCAGGCATCTTCCACAGCATGAAGATCGCGTCCGCGTCCTGCTCGATGCTGCCGGAGTTGCGCAGGTCCGACGGCGCGGGCGGCCGGCTGAACAGCTCGTCCCCGCCCCGGCGACCGTTCTTCTCAATGTCCCGCGAGAGCTGCGACAACACGATCACCGGCACGTTCAACTCCTTGGCCATCGCCTTCATCGCCTCGCTCACCATCGTGGCGCGGATGAGCATGTCACCCGCCACCTTGCGGTCGCTGGGCGGCACAATTTGCAGGTAGTCCACCACGATCAACTCGCACTTCTCGCGCACCGCCTTGCGGGCGTCCGCGCGGATTTGCACCTCGTTCAAGCACCGGGCTTCAATGGACAACCCGCTGTTGGCCAAACGCCCGCCGGCCGCCAGCAGGCCGCGCAAGCCGGCGTCGCTCACGAAGCCCTGCTGCACCTTCATGAAGCTGCACTTGGCCAGCGCGCACATCATGCGCAGCGCGATGCTGTTGTCCTGCATCTCCAGCGAGTAGAACTTGCACTTGCGGTTCAAGGTCAGCGCCGTGTGCAGCAGCAGGTCCGCCGCGAGACTGGTCTTGCCCATGCCCGGCCGCGCCGCCACCACGATCATCTCGCTCTTGTGCAGGCCGCCGCCGATGAGTTTGTTCAGGTGATCCCAGGGCGTCGGGATGGTGTTGGGGTCTTGCAGGCCTTTGCCGCGGTGCTCCATCGTGGTTTCCACGATGTTGAGCGTGCCCAGCACCACCTCCTTGATGCTGCGCTCCCCGCTGTCCGCACTGAACGCATCCGCCAGCCGGCGCACGTCATCCTCCACCTGGGCGAACAGCGTGCCCGTGTCCTTCTCCGTGTCTGTGTAAATCTCACCCACCGCCCGCGAGAACGTGGCCACCATCTGGCGTTGCAGATGCTTCTCGATCACAATGTCGAGGTAGAACGGCAGGTTGGCCGGCGACGGCGTGGCATCCATCAGCGCGTTCAAATACGCCACCCCGCCCACCGATTCCAGCGTGCCCGCGTCCTTGAGCTGCTGCCGCACCGTGATGATGTCAATGCCCGTGCGCGCATCCTCCATGGCGCACAGGGCCAGCCAGAGCGTCTGGTGCCGGAGATCGTAGAACGCCGCGCCCACGCCCAGCTTGGCCCG